TCTCAAGTAGCAGGTGCTGCAGGCTCTATAGGAACAGCCGCTTCTGGTATTGCGGCAGCTATGAACCCTGGTGGTTCTGGCTCAGACATAGAATTAAAAGAAAATATTAGAAGAGTAGGAGACTATGACGATAATCTCGGTTGGTACGAATGGGATTGGAATGACAAAGCCAAAGAGATAGGAATCGAAGCAGAACCTACTGCTGGATTCTTAGCTCAAGAAGTTCTCGAAGTAGAGCCAGAGGCAGTGACTATTAAAAATGGTTACTACGCAGTTGATTACGCGAGGCTTATGCAGTAATGAACAAAGGTATAAAAGATATGCAAGGATATGCAAGCAGAGTTTTTGATCGTGATACTCTTTACGATCCTGAAGAAGGTGGCATATTAAATATACCTATTCCAGGCACAAAGGGCGGAATTTTTGGCGATGAAGGATTAGATTTAGCGATGTTTGGCAAAGATGGAATACTGTTCGATCCAAGCAGCCCTCTTGATTATATAACTTTAGGGTTAGCCGCATCTGGTATAGGCATACCAGCAGCTATAGGTATTAAGGCTTTGACTACAGGAAACAAAATTAAAAAAGCTACTAGTAAAGCTGGCAACTTATTAGATAGAACTTTTATTCCCAGAGATGCAACTACTATAGGAGATAAAGCAAAAAATTACGGTAGAATTGTTGCGACAGAAGAAGCAGTTGGAACTCCCAGCACTGTTATGGCAATCAAAGAATTGAAAAAAACCATAGAAGAACGTAAAAGAAAAGATTTAGAAAAACGCGGGGAAGCAATTATTACTCCTAAAAAAGATGGCGGAATAATAGAAGGAATACAAAGTTTTGCTAAAGGATCTAAAGTTGTTAAAAAAGCAACAAAGGAAGCTAATAAAAAAACTGATACGCCAAAAGTTGATCCAATAGATGAGGGCACTGGAGCTGGAGCAACAGCAGATGCTGAACAAGCTGGTAAAAATATATTTCAAAGGAACAAAGGAAAAACAATTGCCGCTGGTGTAGCTGGAGTAACAGGACTTACTTTAGCTTTTGGTGGTGATGATGAAGATGATAATAAGATAATTGAGGGTACAGAAGGTTTAACAATACAAGGCTTAAAAGAACAAGCAATGCCTATAGTTGAAGACGAGCCAGAAACCGTAGGTGAATTCATGAGAGAAGTTTTAATAAATGATTACGGCTATGAAAGAAATGCACAGGGCGGAGTTGGCGCTAAAATAGATCCAAAGACTGGAGATACAATAAGAGAGAAGCCAACCTTCGGTGAATATGTAAAATCATTTGGTAAAGCTTATGGTCAAAGAGTAGCTAGTGACCCAGAGTTTGCAAAAAAAATGTTAGCTGGTTTTGCCGCGATGATGACACCAAGAGAAGGATTTGCACCATTGTCTCCTTTAGGAATACCAGAGTTTACCGCTGGTTACTTGGCTCAAGATCAAATTATAGAAGCTAACAAAGGAGCAACGCAAAAATTATTAGAGGCAATTCAAGATGATCCAGAATTACAAAAATTATACTTAGCTGGAGAAAGAGCTAAAGCAGGGACTGTACTTGATGTTGCTCAAAGACTTAAAGATCTTAGAGGAATAATGTTGGAAGCTTATAAAGGTCTTCAAGAAAGAAATCCAGGTGCAAATCTTGGGTTAAAAGATATGGAAATTATTTTTACAGATCCAGATACTGGAAAAGTAACAATAATAACAGATGCTAATAAGTTGGCTTCTATAACTGATTTACCAGCATCAGAAATATTTCCATACATTAGCGCTAGACAAAGAACAGTAGCTCCAGCAGACGATTAAAAATTATGGCAGAAAAAAAAGGCATACTTTCAGAGATAGCCAGAGGTGGTTTGTATGGTTTACAAAAAGCTGCTAAAGGTCTTGGAGAAACTGCTACTTCTGCTATAGATTATTTTGCTGATACTGATTTAACTAAAGACCTACAAACATTTTTTGACAATAGAATGATTGACAAGCCAGAGAGTACAGCTGGCGAAATAACTTCTTTTATAACTCAGTTTGGTGTTCCAGGATTAGGCGCAGCTGGTTTAGTGTCCAGAGCTAATAAATTTTCTAACCTGCAAAAAGCTTTAACATTTGGAGTTGTTGATGGCGCAGTGGCAACAGATGATACTACTACGATACTAGATGCTTTTATTGATAATGACTCCGATGAAGAAAGATTGGCTAGATTAAATGGTTCAGAGGCTGCTGCTGCTAGATTGATGGAGAAAGTTAATGTAGCAGGAGAAGCAACTGCTTTTATTATGACGCTACCTTATGCTATTAAAGGAGTAACTGGAACAATTGGCGGCACTTTAGATGCAGTATCGCCAGTAGCAGCTAAAGTTATTGCCTCTAGTGGTTTAGCTAAAAAGACTACTAAAGTTAAAGACTTTGAAGGAGAGATGACAGAACAAACATTGGGTCTTTGGGAAGGAATTAAAAATGCTTTTAGCGTAAAAGGAGTTGGACTAGAAGGACCTGTAGGACTGATTAGTAGTGAAGGCTTACCTAATTCTATAGTTGCTCAAGCTAGAGGCCAGAAGACTGCGATTGCTAATCACAACGTAGAAATTGTTAATAACAATATTAAAACTTTAGAAAAAACAATTAGTCAGTTAGATTTAAGTCAAACTCAAGCCATGTCAATGGCTAGATCTATAGAAGATGCTTTGTTTCCTCAAATTAAAATTTCTTATAAAAATCCAAATATAACTGACCCAAATGAAATAAGAGCTGCAGCTAAACAACTTAGGGCTAATGCCCGTAGAAATATAACAAATGTAGAAAAAAGAATGACTAAATCTTATGAATCTTTAGGCATTGATGACAGATTAAAAATTAGTAGTATAGTCAGAGACATGAGACAACAGGTGGATGACATGTCTAGAGAATTGTTGGACTTAAGAAAAACAGATGAATCAGCTTTTAACGCTATATTAACTGAAGAAGGCTTAAAAGATACTATAGCAGAAAACATAGGTATTTATGGAACTAGAGTTTATAGAGCTTTTATGGATGATGGCACATATTTAAAAAATTTAAATCCAGAAATTAAACAAGGCGCTATAGATCAAATAAAAAAAGTTACTGGCTTTGATGATAAAACAGCAGATTATGTTTGGAGAGGCATAAGCTCTAGAGGTAGAAACTCAGCAACCAATAAAGATTTTACTGGCTTTGAAACTGCTGAATTTATATCAGAAGGTTTATCAAAAGCTCAACAAGGTATATTAAAAGGTAGAACTTTAAATAATTTACCAGCAGTAAGAAGAGCTTTGGGAGAAGTCAGTGGTTATTTACAAAGCACACCAGAACAAGCTTTAGCTAATACTGGTTTAGTAGCTGCAAGCACAGTTAGTAAATTAGCAAGCATCATTGGAAAAGTTAAAACTTTTCAAGATATTAAATTAATTAATGACATTGGTCCAACTCAACTTGGCACCAAACAATTTTTAAAAGATGAACAATTTATAAAAGATGCAGTTAAGTTACCAAATAATACTTTTATAAAACCAGCTGCTGATGGAACTGAAGTTACTTACAAACAGTTTGGAGAAAACTTTGGAGCGCTATCAGGTATGGTAACAAGAGAAGATTTTTATAATGCCATTGCTAAATCGGCTACTTCTTTTGAACAAAATCATCATGTTTTAATGAAGGCATACGCTCCTTTTTTAGCTTTAAAATCTTTATCACAATATGGAAAAACAGTTGGTTCGCCATTAGCTCAAGTTAGAAACAATACTTCAATACCATTTTTTGCTTTATTAAATGGTAATGTAGGTAGCACTGGTAAATTAGCAGACGCTTATGTAAATACTTTCGCTGGATTATTTGATCCTGCTAGCAGAAAATTAAAATCTGAAGTTGTTGAAGAGTTAACAGAAGTAGGAATAGCACAAAGAGGTGGTAGTGCTATCTTTGGAGAGTTAAAAAGAAATGCTGAGATAGCTTATGAAGCGGCGCCATTTCTTGAAAAATATGTAGGTGCCCCAATTAGGAATGCTCCCGGAATAAAACAAACTGCAGATTTTGCAGAAGAAGTTTATAAAATGACTGATGATACAGCTAGGGTGTTCAACTATTTTTTAGAAAAACCTAGATTTAAAAATGCATTAAACATAATAAGAGCTGATAAAAATTTAAAACCAGGTGCAGAGTTTGTTCCTGTAGAGTCTTTGACTAATATAAAAAATTTTCAAAATAACATAACAATAGGAAAAAATGGCGGTGCAGTTTTAGATATAAGAAAACTAACTGATGATCAAGTAGAAGCTTTCGCTAGAGCTGAAACAGCTGAATTAACTTTAAATACCGTACAAAATTATCAAAGAGTTGTTCCTATTGTTAGAGACGGTATTAGTAGATTACCTATAGGTAACTTTACAGCATTCCCTGCTGAGATGATTAGAAATGGTACAAACGCTCTGCATAGAGCTATAAGAGAACTTGGCTCTGAAAGCCCAGAGTTACAAAAAATAGGAATGCGTAGATTAGCTGGAACAATAACTGCTGGCGGTGGATTTGGCGCAGGCATAACAGCAGCTGGAGCTTACTTAACTGGAGTTACTTACGATCAAATAAAAGCTTTTCAAAGACAAGGAACTCCTTGGGAAGAAACAGCAACAATGGTTCCAGTAGGTTCTGATGAATTTGGCAACCCTACAGAATTTTTTAATTTTAGTTACATGAATCCTTATGATTTATTTAGAAGACCAGCTCTTAGAATACTAGCTGAAGTAGAAGAGGGTAACAGAAACGAAGAATCTTTAACAAAAATTTTATTAGATAGTACCTTTGAAGGAAGTTTAGAATTAATAACTCCTTTTATAGAACCAGCTTTTGGTATAAACGCTATCAATGATGCTATCAGAGGAGAAACTGGAACTGGTAGAAGAATATGGAGAGATGGTGATACCGTTGGCGACAAAGCTTTAAAAGGGTTTTTGTATTCTATAGATACAGTGTTACCTTCAGCTACGCCAATTACTTTTGAAGAGGATGCAGGCAACTTATATTATGTTGGAGCTCGTTTAAAAGATGGTCCAAAGTCTGTAATCAACTTTACTAAAAATGGCGTTGCTGGAAAAGGGGGCAAAGGTCAAGAGTTAGATGTGGGCGAAACTATGTTGCAGGCATTTTCTGGTATTAAAACCGTTAAACCACAACTAGGAACAACTTTATTATACAGAGCTTACGAAGCTAATGAAGCGATAAGAGATTCTTCTAATGAGTTTAATAATTATTTAAACTCTGGCAATGTTGGAGAAAAAGAAGCTCAAAATTATACATTAGCTTTTATAAGGGCTAATAGTGATAGATATAACGCTTTGAGGAATTTATATCAAACTTTAGATGATACTAGATTGTTAGGAATGACTCTTGAAGAACAACAAGATATTTTAAAAAAAGCAAAGATAACTAACTATGATGAAGTTTTAATGAAAAGATTCCAACCTATAGAGCCTGATCAAGAAAAAATATTTGAACAACAACTGAAAGGAAAAGACATTGATCCATTACAACTAGAAAGAATATTTGAACAATTAAAACTGGAGGATCTTGAGGGTAGATACAGAGGCAATCAATTTGGATCAGTTCAAAGTCCTTCAACACAAATAAGAAACAATCAAAATCAAGATAGAGTTTCTGTAGCTTTAAGACAAGCGGAGATAGATAAACTATTAGGTATTAATTAAATACCAAACTTAATATGATCGGCACCACCATTTTTTTCAGCTATTTCTATTTCTTTAATAGCTTTTTCGACCAACCATTCAACCGTGTTAGCACGGGTCCTATGAGTTAATGATGCAAGCTTACCTAGTTTTTTGTGAGTCTCTTTGTTTACTCCGATGGTTACGTGGGTTGCCATTTAGCTTCTCCTGGTATGTTAATTCTTTCTTAAAATATATAAAAAATTGTATAATAAATTATGGGCTATAACAAGTACGGAGCTATAAAGGTGAAGCTAGATGGTATCACATTTGATAGCAAATTAGAGGCAGCAAGATATAAATTTTTAAAAGAATTAGAATCTGCTGGCGCAGTGTCAGACATAGAAGTTCACCCACAATTTCCATGTTTTGTTGAAGGTAAAAAGATCTGCACTTATATAGCAGATTTTAAATATAAAAATGTCAAAGGAGAAGAAGTCATAGAAGATACTAAGGGAGTATTGACTGATGTCTTTAAATTAAAAAAGAAATTAGTAGAAGCAATATACCCGGACGTAACCATAGAAGTAATTCAATCGCCTAGGGCCTAATGACTCAAAAAACCAGAACTTGTACGCTTTGCAAGAAAAGGCGGAAGATTAAATTTTTTGAAGCTAGAGAACAAGCTGGTGGCGGCATAACCTATCGTGGTCTTTGTAAAGATTGTCATGTCATAGATAGGAACAGAAAGCGATCATCAAGTTACAAAAGTTTTTTAAATTTACTTCACAATCAACTAAGACATACTAGAGTTAGCAAGAACCCAGAGAAAGATTGGGAGATAACACCAGAAGATTTGATAGAGATATGGGAAGAACAAGAAGGGCTTTGTGCTTTATCTGGCGTGTTGATGACGCATTATCGAGATGGCAATGGTAAGAAAGATTTAAATGTAACCATAGATAGAATAGATCCAGAAGAATGGTATGTAAGATATAACATTCAATTGGTTTGTCAACGTGCCAACATCATCAAACATACCTTGAGTGAGGACATGTTGCTCTGGTGGTGTGAAAATATTGTAAGAAATAAAAAGAAATAAAAAGTTTTTTTTATATGCAAAATATTTTTGTATATAATCCGCGCATGAATTTTAAGAATATACTCACCGGGAGTGCTGGGTATGTCATTAGTGTCAGCTTCGCTCTATATATGTTGAACATATATTTAGCGATCTACACCTAAGCCAGTGCTTTACTTATAGATCTGTTTTATTTTATAGCCTTTCTCAGAGTTATTAAGGTTTATCATCTTGCGCTCTAATTTTGGTAACGATTTCCAAAACACTGGAGAGTGTTGGTAATCATACAAACCGCAAACAGTACAACGACCGTTTTCCATACTGGTAGGCCAGTGACAGGCGTTGATGCAAGGATAATCAGCGAGACTGGTAGTTTCGCCTCTAAGACTAGCTATGTTTTTAAATGTATCTAATTTAAATATTTTAGCCATTACGCACCTCTTTATAGAGATATGCGTATTATATAACGATTTTTATATATTTTTGCAAACTTTTTATTAAAAAGGTGTAGGGATTAAACCGAATATAAGCTCGTGGTCTGGACAATTTTTTATATCCATCTGCATTTTAGGGTTTAACATTTTCTTCTGCTTGTCGCAGTGCCACGTGGCTCCAGACACATCTATCAAAGGTCTTGAATGTTTGCAATTTCTACAGTTTTTAAAAGGTGGTTCTGCTCTACCTAAATAAACTTCTCTAGATTCTTTTGGTAAGTTCTTAACTTTCCAATCGTTCTCACTCAAGAATAAATCTGGTGGCTCTGGCGAAGTAATAATTCTTTTGGCTTTCTCTATCAAAGAGACAAACAAATCATGATTGTATTTAACTACCTCAGTATAGATATCAGAATTGTTTTTGTTGTAAACCAAAGCCAATGACTTAGGTAATTTAAAAGCACCCATATAACAATGTACTTGCGCTTCATATTCTAGTGACCAACGCTCATAACTACCTTCGCTTACTAGATTATTAAATCTTCTGTCGTTGGAACTCTTAACTTCCAGGACCATAGAATCATCATCATGCTCTGGCAAGTTTTTAACTACGCCATCTATGTGCCCGGAGAAGTGATCGCCAAGTAAAGAAGCTTTGAACTGATCGCCTTTTTTATCTTCAGTAAATACTTCTACGCCATCTGCTTTTTTAAGATAATCAATGACTACGTCTTCAATAACATTACCTAGTTCTAAGATCCTAGATACTCTTGGCTCAAATTTATTTGGTGGTAAACACCATCTAAAATTTAACCACAACATTCTTTCATCTGGATTACCAATCTGACTCATACCTAAATATGGTCGATACTTTGGTGGGTCAGATAACATCACATGATCTATCATTTCATTTATTTTGCTCATAGAAATATCTCCTTATCGTCAAAAATTACTTTCTTTACATTAAAATATTTACCTTCTCTTTTTATCCCAACAGACTTAACTCCTTTGAGAGCTCCTTGATTTATCTTAGCGGCTGCTTGTTCAGAAGTTCTAGGTACGCCCCAGATTTTTGGATCTACTAAACGACACCAATGGTTGATTGCTAGTCCGTGCATTCTTGAATGGCCAAACATAAGTGGCATCATCCTAGGTAAGAATTGATTATCAACATAAAAGAATACCTTACAATATTTGTTGCCATTTTTAGAGTCAGCAACAGCAGCACTAACACTGGTTACAACTTCCAAAGAACTCTTGTTCTTTTGTTTCTCGTCAGAAATAACTGCTCCAGAATCTGCCTTGGTTTT